TGTTCAAGTTAGTATCTAACGAACGGTTGTTAGCATCTAATCCAGTTGATTCGAAGTCATTTCTGTTATCGTTTGTTGGATTAATAGAGTGGCTTACTCTTACGTTAGTTCCTGCTGTTCCAACTGCTCCAGCGATTGATGCTGTTACAACAAATACAAGATTAGCTCCTGCAAGTCTAGTGAATGCTGGTAAATATTGTCCTGGTAAAAGTGTAGTTGATCCAGATACTGGAACGAATGAACGTACTCCATATGTGTCAAATGTTGTATTACTAACAACCATCGATGAAGTAGCTATTGCCCAAGTCTTCCAACCCGTTGTAGCAGCTACACCCGTAAGTGAAGCTGTGTAAGCTCCGTCGTAGTTTACATCTGATGGACCAGCTGATGCTGTTGCACATGCGGCTGCAGATCCTACAACACTATTAACAGAGTATCCAAAAGTACCTGCACCGTAAAGACCGTCAGTTGGGTTACCAGTGCCATTTGTAACACCTTGTAATGTACCAGTTTGGTTTTGACCAGTTGGAGCAAATCCAAATGGCTTCTTGTTGGTACCATACTTAAAGTCTAAGTAAAATACTAGACCTGAAGGTAAGTTCATTGGTTGTACAGAGACAAATTCTTTAGCAGCAATTTCCGCAAATACTCTTCGTACTAACGGTAAAGCTACACCAGTCCATTGCTCAAATCCTGATCCACCTATACCTGAAGTTGTACCAGAACCTTCTTTTACTAATTGTTTTGCTTGGTTTTCCAAAAGGACAGCCACAGTAGACTTCTCATTTTTAGAACCTAAGCCTTCAAGTAATCCCGTACGAGACCACTTGGATATCAAGGGCTTTGTTGCTTCACCTCGATTTTCGCTATTCATGTTTTCGAATAAATTCATTTTTTTTATGTGTTTTTTTGGTTATCGATTAAACTTAACTAATTCTGTAAACCTGTTATAAATTTTGTTTTCACTTAAAATCTTTGTTGTTGGCTTTTGGCCTTTAGATGCAAATCCTTCTACCATTTTAGTTTTAGTAGTTGATACTTTTGCAATTCTTTTCATTACAGATTCTGCAAGTGTTGTGTAGATTAACTTTGCTTCTCTTACGTTTTTAGCACGATCAAAAGTTTCAATAATTTTAATTTTTTGAGACTCAGTAAGTCCTTCTTTTTTGATTAGCTTATTTACGTATAATAACTTAGCATTTAGTAAATTAACTTCGTGTAATTTGCTACGTAAAAACTTAATAACTTTGTAAGCCTCTTCTAACTCTTCTTCTGTTTCTTCAGCAGCTTTAGTGTCTTCTGCGCCTTCTTCGTCTTCTTCACGTAATGCACGAATAATTTCTTCTATGTTAACCTCTTCTTCATCCTCTTCGTCAGACATTTCTTCGTCTTCCATTTCCATCATCTTCATTTTGTTCTTTTTACGACCTTCAGATGTTGGAGCTTCTTCGTACTCTTCATCTTCACCCTCTTCTAATTCTTCCTCTTCAGCTGGAGCTTCTACTTCTGTTTCGTCTTCACCTTCTAATTCACGAATTAATTCAGCTAACTCTTCGTCTGAAATTTGATCATCGTCTGCTGGTTCTGATTCTAATCCACGATCGTCTGAGTATTCTTCATCTTCATCGCCTTCAGCTACTGCTTCTGGATCATTTCCAGCTACATCTGCAGCACCTTCTCCAGTTTCGTCACCAAAGATGTCATCATCCTCATACAAACCAGTGTTGTTTCTCATTCTCGACTCCAAAGCTGCTTCTTCGTCGTTGCTTGGCTCTTCCACTTCTACTTCTTCTTCCTCTTCCATCTCTTCTTTAATTTTATGAGATAGCATAGATTGAATTTTTGGAGCAAATGCCTCTTGAAGCGCAAACTTAGCATTAGCTAAAGCAGTCTCTCTGACAGCTTTTGCGTCTGCAATTGCGTCTTTTAGTAATTTGTTCATTTGTTAAATGTTTTGTTGTCCTGAGGCTATTGGAGCCTTCAATTGATATCGTTTTAGGACACTATAATAGATAGTGTATTTAACAATAAATACTATACTAAATTATAAAACACACTTTTATTAGTGTATTTATTGAAAATAATTTGTATCTTTATAGGTTATACTGACTTTAATCCTAGCTTACCTGCAAACGCCACAACCTCCTGTGTTTTAATTCCAGCCATTGCTGCCTCTAATGCTGCTATAGAAAACCCTCCTCCATGAGCTGCTCCAGTTACTGCTCCTTTAAATGCACCTATTGCACCAACACCACTGTACACTGCCAATAATGCAATAATTGTATAGTAGATTGCTTCGGATGCTTTATCTTGAGCTACGCCTTCTTTAATTCCTGCTTTTTTAAAAATCCCAGATAGTTGAAGAATCCACTTTAAACCTTTAATGTACATCTTGTGCCACTTGTGTGTGAACTCGATAATATTGCTAGCAAACTCCTCTTCTTGTCCTTTTGCTTGTCCTGGCTTAACAAGCTTTTTCCACACTGCTACTAGTTTACCAATCACTTTTACAAACAACTCAACAACTTTTGGAGCTGCAAGAATTATGCCAATAACCGCAAGTACTCCTAAAGCTTCGTTTAATTCTGCCTCTGAGTCAGCTACGTCTTGTTGTATCTCCTCTTTATTTGCTTCAAACTCTGTTCCTAACGTTTTAAAAGTATTAGCCATAGCTGCATCCATTGCTGCAATTTGCTTTTTATCTTCCTCTTCTCGTAGAATTCTCTCTACAATACGTTTTAACTGAGTTGTATTATTCATTTTTTAACTTTAAAAAAAGCGTTTGCTATTTCAGTGATATCATCAAATCCTACTAAAATATCTACTCCATCCGGTTGCACTGTTGCTAGTATACCGTTTTTAGTAATCTTTTTTGCAACAGCTGTTGAGTTTCTAAAAGAATTAGTATTATACTTTTTTACACCACTAACATCAAAGTTAAAAGATAGACCATCATCTTCTTTTTTTTCTTTAGGCTTTTTGTCATCCTCAGCTGGCGCCTTTTCCTCATCTGCTGCTGGTTCTTCTGCAGCGGGTTCATCGGCTGTTGGCTCCTCCTTACCGCTATCTGCTGCAGCTGCAAAAGGATTTCCTGAGTCTTCACCTTCAAAAATATACTCACGTAATACTTTTGAAATTAGTTCAGATACTAGTTTGTTTTTATTAGCAATGTTATTTGTCATTAGCCTTATATTTCGTAGTATCTACTTAGAGTGCTACCCATTTCTTCATAAAGAGCTTCTAGGCGTTGTTGCAATTTAGCAACCTCACCTACAGTTTTCTTAAATGATTCGTTGTTGGATCGAAGAGACTTCATATTGCGCTTAACGGTTACTTCATCGAACCATTCGTCAGTTTCCTGCAAAGCAATACGCTCAGCGTTCTCAACAATTTTTCCTATTTTTTCAGCTGCTTCACGCATACCATCAGTACGATATATGATCTTTCCATATTCTTTAAACATGGCAACTTCTTGTAAGAAAGCTTTCTTTTCGTTAAGCTCTACCTTTTGGTCAAGATTTTCTATAATTTTCTTTAGTTTCATATTACATTACTGAAATTATATCGCTAATAAGCGAATTGATTTTTAAATATTTATTAGATGCTTTTCCATTTACGCCTTCGTTGAGTGATGGTGACATAAACGCTCCTTGAGTTGATGGATTAGATACTAAGTCCCAACAAACAATTTCAAAGTCATCTTGCACTTCTACTCTTCCTTCTCCTAAGTTTTTTACTGATCCCATACCACGCGAACTTATACCTAAACGAATACCCGCTTTTAATAATTCTTTTGCTATATTTCCTGATGGAGTTGCTAGTATTTCTATCTTTCCCATAAGATCCTCACCATCCCACCATAAATCAACCACATTGTGCGATACGTTTGCTAGATTAACTACCGATGATTCCGGGTGATCTAACTCTCCTAAAGCTCTGCGTTCTGCTATAAATACTTTTTTATATTTATCGGATTCACGTTTTAGAATGTCAGTTGGATATTTTCTTTGATTTTGGTTAAAAGCGTCACCTCTTTGCATTACTCCAGATACAATGACCTTTCCGTCATTTTTCGCCATAGACTCATTTATCTGTTCTAGTGATATGTCTATTGACCCAATA